TGACCAGGCATGTCATCATGAGCCCATGCCGATCGCTTACGTCCCGGTTCGTCAGGACGCCAAGAAGATGGCATTCATCGAGTGGCTCACGACCCCACCCCATGCCCGTGAGCCGCGGACCGAGAAGGAGTTCGCTGCTTCAATCGACGTCTACTACAAGACCCTCTACAACTGGAAGCACGATCGCGAGTTCCGCGAGGTGTGGCAGGACAACACCGATCAGGTGATCGGTGGGGAGGATCGGCGGCAGGCGGTGATGGATGCGCTGTACAAGGCCGCGGCTGACGAGCGCAATCCCCGTCACGTGGCGGCGGCGAAGCTCTACCTCGATGCGATCGGGGCGATGAGCCCCTCCAAGATGAACGTCCAAGTGACCCACAAGGCGCTCGGGATGTTGAGCGATGAGGAGATCGAGGTGCTGATGGCTCGCGGCATCGCCGAGCAGCGGGCAGAGATGGATGTCGGCACCGACTAGCGGCTACCAACCGAGGAACACCCCAGCCGAACGCCGAGCGTTCTTCGATCTCGTTCGCCGGATCAGTGTCCTCGAGGAGGGTGGTGGCGGCGGTGGTGATGGCGCCGATGAGGTTTGGATCGGTCCGGGTACGCCAGCGGCCACCTCGATGGAGTTGTGGTACGACACCGACGAGCCGATCCCGACCGGCGGGACCGGGATCCTCAAGGCCAAGGTGTCTGGTGCCTGGACGTCAATCCTTGGTGGTCCACCTGGTCCCCAGGGCCCGACGGGACCTCAGGGCAACCCCGGCATTCAAGGGCCGACCGGCGCCACTGGCGCTACCGGGCCAGAAGGACCCGCTGGGGCAACCGGACCGCCAGGTGACCAGGGTCCACAGGGCGAACCCGGCGCCACCGGGCCAGAAGGACCAACCGGGCCAGCGGGCGCCCAGGGCATTCAGGGTCCCCAGGGACCGATTGGCCTGACCGGGCCGGTCGGACCCGAAGGACCCCAGGGCGACACTGGACCCCAAGGTCCCCAAGGCGATCAAGGCGTTACCGGGGCAACCGGACCCCAAGGACCACAAGGCGACCAGGGACCAGCTGGGTCGGGCGTGTCGGTGACCCCCCGTGGGGTGACCGTCGCCTACGCCGCGACCAGCATCACCAACGCCGCCTACACCAACGTCACGATTAGTGGACTCACCTCCAACGAGGCCGGATTCACTTACTCCGGTGTCAGCCTGACCTGCACCGAGGCGGGGCGCTATCAGATGGATGCCTCGTCGTACGTTGCCTACACCCACACCGCTTCCTACCGGAACATCATGCAGGTTTCTCGTTCCGGGCCATCGGGACCGACTTCTAATCCGATGAACTCCGGTCAAACCGTTGCCGCCAACACGGCCGCAGCGGCGCAGCAGGTGAGCGGGATCATCGACCTCGCGGTCGGTGACGTGCTGATCATGCAGCTTTATCAGAACACGGGTGCGGCCCGGAACAGTGACGCCACCTACACCTGGATGCGGTTGGAGCGCTGCGGTCCTGGCGTCACCGGACCACAAGGACCGATTGGATCGACCGGACCGCCCGGTTCCACCGGACCCCAAGGACCGATCGGCGTCCAGGGTCCCGAGGGCGATCAGGGTCCGGCAGGCCAGGGCGTCCCGCCTGGTGGTGCCGCCGGGCAGGTGCTGACCAAGGTCACCGCTACCGATTACGACACGACCTGGCGCACCGCCAGTGGTGGTGGCGGCGGCGGGCCCGTGGGCTCGATGATGATGTGGGGCGGGACGACGGCCACGATGCCATCCAGCTACCTGGCCTGCGATGGGGCGGCGGTGTCGCGCACCAACTACGCCGACCTGTTCACGGCGATCGGAACGTCATGGGGTGCGGGTGATGGCTCGACCACCTTCAACCTGCCGAACTGGGTCGACTTCTTTCCGATGGGTGGCCTGTCTCCCAACATCCAGGGTGGGTTTGCCGATGCGGCGGTGGTGGCGCACACCCACACCCAGCCCGCGCACACCCACACGATGGCGCACACCCACACGATTGCCCACACCCACTCGATCGCTCACGACCATGCCCAGTTCAACACTGGCAGCAGTTCGGTGACCACTTCGGGGAACATCTGGATCAATAACACTTCTGGTGGTGCCGATATCCCCGGGCAGACCGGCAGTCCCAATGCGCTCGCTGGCGGTTCTGCCCACACTCATACGGTCAACGTTCCCTCCTTCTCGGGAAACTCGGGGGCGGCCTCGACCGGCAGTACGGGTGGGTCGTCGGCGGCTTCGACGGGCTCAGATGGCGATGACGTCACCGGGTCATCGGGCGTGAGCGGGACCGGGCGTAATCTCCCCCCGTACCGCACCGCGTTGTTCATCATCAAGGCGCTGCCATGAGTGATCCCGGCTACAGCCTCGAGGAATTGGTCCAGGAGCGGGAGTGGCGTCGTTGCGCCCCGGACTGGAAGAAATCCACGATCCAGCAGAAGCTGGATGCGTTCACCTACTTCTGCTCGAAGTACTGGTGGATCCGCCACCCCGAGCGAGGGCGGATCCGCTTCGATCTGTTCGATGCCCAGGTCGAGTCGGTGGACATGTGGTTGCGCGATCGCTACTCGATCTTGTTGAAGGCCCGCCAGATCGGATTCTCGACCCTCGTGTCGACGTACTGCTTCTGGCTGACGTTCTTCTACGGGGATCGAGTCATCATCATGCTGTCCAAGACCGAGCGCGATGCCGTGAAGCTGTTGGAGAAGGCCAAGTACGGAGCTCGGTTCCTGCCGGACTGGATGAAGTTCCGTGGTCCGGTCATGTCGATCAACCAGACCAAGATGGCCTTCTCCAACGAGTCGTACCTGGAATCGTTGCCATCGGCATCAGACCCCGCTCGGGGCGAGACCGTTCATCTCGTCGTGGTGGACGAGTTGGGTCTGTTGCCGAATAGCGAGGAGGCATGGGCAGCGATCGAGCCCATTGCCGACGTTGGTGGCCGGGTGATCATGCTCGGCACCGCCCATGGCGAGGGCAACCTGTTCCACAAGCTGTGGGTGGGTAGCCAGACCAAGACCAACCAGTTCAAGGGACTGTTCCATCCGTGGTGGGCGGGCGACCGCGATCAGGACTGGTACGACGACAAAGTTCGCAACCTGCCCGACTGGCAGGTCGCTCAGGAGTACCCCTCCGATCCCGATGAGGCGTTCCTGCGTTCGGGTCACCCGGTGTTCAACATCGACGCTCTGCTGGCGCTGGAATCGATGACCCCGCGGTCAGGGTTCCTGACCAACGACAACGGGCTGTTCACCTTCGATGACCGAGGTGGGCCGCTCAAGGTGTGGGAGGAGCCCGATTCCTCGATGCGCTACGTCATCGGGGCCGACGTGGCCGAGGGCCTCGAGCACGGGGACTTCTCAGTGGCTCAGGTCATCGAGGCCAAGACTCGCCGGGTCGTCGCCTGCTACTGCGCCCGGATCGATCCCGACCTGTTCGGCAGCGACATCCTGTTCAACCTGGGTAAGTGGTACAACCAGGCTCTGATCGGGGTCGAGTCCAACAACCACGGACTCACTACCAACAAGGCCCTCCACCGGGTCTATTACCAGCCGCTGTACAAGCAGCGGCAGATCAACCGCGTAGGTGGCAATCCACCTACGGATGTCCTCGGGTGGCGTACTACTTCCATCACCAAGCCCGTCTGCATAGACGAGTTGAACCGGGAGCTTCGGGACGGGGGGCTTGCGGTCTACGACTCCGACACTATTACCGAGCTCCGCCAGTTCGTCCGGGAGGGCGACGGCAAGATGCACGGCTCACCGTTCGATGACCGGGTGATGGCGCTGGCGATCGCCGCCCAGATGTTGAAGTACGTGTTCTTGCGCGAGTACCAGCCGCTGAAGGAGCCGCCGCCGGGCACCTTCGGATGGTTCGAGAAGATGATGTTCGGCGAGATGGCCAAGGACCTGACCAAGACCAAGCAACGCGCCCCGATCGGGGCGCACTTCACCAGGAGTAGATGATGGCAGTAGCCCGGATGCACAAGCAGCGGACCGTGCTGCGCGAGAACATGCGCTGGGATCGCCAGCGCCCGATCACCCGCGGGGGTGCCCCCGTTGAGGTGGTCCCGGCGACGGGGGCCATCGCTGGTACTCCGGGGACTTGGACGCCGCCAGGATCGACGCCGCCCGCAACGAATCAGGACCTTGGCGGGATCACCGCTACGCCGACCACGCCCTGGACGGTTGGTCAGAACGTGGTCTGCGGGGATGCTTCGACGGCCCACTGGAATGGATCGGCGTGGGCGGCGGGAGCCGCCACGTGATCTGTACGTCGTGCTGCCTGAAAGATGCTGAACCCGGCAGCGATGAATGTTTCCGCTGCCGGGTCCAGACCGTGGGGTTCCAATTCCGCGGTGGCGGTGGATATACCCGCCAGATGTTCCACGAACACACCATCGAGTCCCGGCGCGCCGAGATTCTCGGTGACCGCGTACTCGGCGTGGATGCCGTCCCCTCCTCCGAATTCGGGTGGTGATCCATGAAGCAGGCCGACCTGTTGAAGTTCATGCGCTCGGAGGTGGACCGCTCCAAACGGTGGCGGGACAACGAGGATATGGACGATCTGTGGAAGCGGATGATCGACCTGTACCGGGGCAA